AGATTGCTACAGGGGGTATAACATTAATAGATGCCCTGAGTATGAAAAGTTTAGAAAAAGAATAGAGGTTAAGAAAATGTATAGTGATCCAAGAGTACAACAATTATTAGATGGCCCTTCACCAGAAGAAACTCCAGAAACTTCAGATTACACAAAGCTCTCTCTTTCTCCTGAATATAGGGCAGTACTTATTAAGAGAGCTTCACAAATTCTTAAAACATTAGGTATTTTAGACTGCACAAACGATTTTCTAGCTTTTGTAGCTGTTGGTAGTGAATATTACCACCAAAATCTAGAAGAGCCTGTTGAAGATATGCTTACAAAAGATGGGTAGATACACTAAAAATAATAAAAGTAGATTAGTTTTATTTAGGGAGGAGTTATGTTCGAATATTTTTGTAAAGTCACGAGAGTAATAGATGGGGACACCATTGATGTTAATATAGACTTAGGTTTTGACATTCATCATTTAGCTAGGGTGCGGATGATGGGTATTAATACACCTGAATCGAGAACAAGAAATTTAGAAGAAAAAGCTTTAGGCCTGGCAGCAAAAGTCCGGTTGAAAGAGCTTCTTAAAGGGAAGACAATTAAAATTGAGACTTCTAAAGAAGGGAAGGGCAAATTTGGAAGAGTGCTTGCAGATGTTATTGCAATTGATAAAGAAAATATAGAAATTAACTGTAATCAACAACTACTTAAAGAAGGGCACGCTCGTCCCTATTTCGGAGGAAAAAAAGTTCCTTGGCTCTAAAAATATAAAAAGAAATGGAAGGAGAAATATGGAAAGTGTAATTTCAGTTTTAGATAAAGGGTACGTAAAATTAGTTACTTGGTTACCGTGGAATATGGTCGAGCTACAAGAGGCCATTGAAAAAGGAGATTTAGAGAAGGCACAATCATTGATTGGATCAGATGATCTCAATACCGTAAATGCAGCTAAAGCCTCATTCAAGAAAACTTCAACAAGTTATGGAAAGTCTGAATCACGACTTGTTGACTACTTAGCAAGAAACCACGAAAGCTCCCCCTTTAGGCACAATATTGTTGCCTTTGAAATTTATGCCCCCATTTTTACCGCTAGGCAGTGGTTTAAATATCGTGTAGGGAGTGAGCATTCAGAAGATTCTGAGCAACCCATTGGCTTGGGATATTATGGACAAGGGGATCAAGGGGGTTTTGGGGATACAATGGATGCCTGGAATGAAGCTTCCCGTAGATATGTAACTATGGAACCCGAATTCTATGTACCAGAAGTATGGAGAGAAGCTCCAGATAATAAAAAACAAGGTAGTGCTGGGGATTTACCAACAACAGATTCTCAGAATATGAGTGAAATATTAGCAAATTATCAACAAGAAGGTATTGATTTATATAATCACTATAATAATATTGAAGGGGTGGCTCCTGAAATGACCCGTCTTTTCCTTCCTGCCTATGGAATGTACATTTCCTGGCGTTGGACAGCTTCTCTAGTCTCTGTGTGCCATTTCCTAAAGGAACGCCTTGAAGAGAAAGCACAATCAGAAATCAGAGACTATGCACAAGCAATACACACACTCCTACTTCAAGTATATCCGGAAGGAACACAAAAATTATTAGAATATTAATATAAAATTATACTAATTATACTAAATATTATAAAAAAGCTTTACACTTGTCGTAAAATGTGGTATAATTATATTAAGCTCTAAAAATGTAAACTCTTTAGGGCTTAGAGAAAAGATAGAGACAGACTAATAAAATAGTGCGTCTCTTTTTTTTATGCAAAAATTTGTTGTAGATCGGATATGGCTTAGACCAATCTATAATGGGCATAGAAGTGGAATTGGAAACGGTAGAACTCTAATTATGGACTAATTTAGTGAGGTATAATACACATGGACGAGAAAGAACAACAACTACAAAAGCAAAACGTTGCAGCCCTATATGCTATTGCTGAGGCTCTTCAGAAACAAGAAGATCGCAGCGCAGCTCAGGATGCAGAAGTTGCCCTCGTAAAACAGTCACAGGAATTGGAAGTAGAAAAAGCCCAAACTGTAAGCGACACCCAAGATCTAGTAAAACAGATCAGTGAGGCAGTCCTTACCAATATTTTAAAGGAAAACATGGAATTAAATGCTGGTGAGACTCGTGACGAAACTCATGGGGATGTATTTTATCAGGAGGGCGGTGACGAAGACAAACAGGTTAAAGCCAAGGACACCAATAAGACTAATGAAGTTCAGCAAACCATTCATGCTGGTGGAAGCAAGGCTCTTCAGTTAATGAAACAGGAAATTGTTGCTGAGCTTAAGAAACATATGACAAAGGAGCACGAAGCTCTGTATTCTGAAGATGTGGAAGATGCCGTAGAAGAAAAAGTAATGGAAGAGCCGGTGGAAGAGGTATTGGACATGGACGTGGAGCCTGAAGGTTCATCTGAGTATCCAATGGAAGAAGAGGAATACGATGAAGACACCTTTAAAATGATGAAATCACTTAAGAAGCAAATGGCTGATATGCAAAAGGCAATTCCAGAAATGGTAATGCAGAAAGCCGCCGAGCTTTCCGAAGCACAGCTTCTAAAGTCTGGATTCAGAAAGGAGCAAAATAAACAGCCTCAAGTAACTAAGGCAATGGGCCTTGATGAGTCTGATTACGCCATCTCCAAATCTCAAGATAACCCAGATTTCGATATTAACCAGGTATCCTTCGCGGATCTTTACAATGCTAAGATGGCACGAGATTCCGGAACTGGTACTGATGGACTTTCTGAGAATTTCTTCCGAGGCTAATCCAACAGGAAACTAATTAAGAGGAAATACAACAAACCATGACAATGAATAATGGACTATCTCTTGAGCAATATATTGCTCAAGCAAACAGAGGAAATAACTTTGGTGGGGCTTTAGGAGCTGAATTCCTACAGAAGCAGACCTATTTAGGTGTTGATACTTCTAGTAGCTCGATCAGTGGCGATATTTTCACCACAACTTTCGGACGAAAGGTATGGCAGGCTCTCAACAACCAGACTCGATTCTTCAATGCGATTCCTAGAACCGTTTGGGGTACTACAGCAGGTTGGAGGGTACGAACTGACCGTGGTACTGGACGTTCACGTCCTATCACGGAGGCCGGTGCCCTACCTACCGTTGATGTGTCGAACATCGCTACGGTGTCCAGCCTACCAAGAATTGTTGGTACCACCTTCGGTACAACCGTTCAGGGTACCTTCGTAGCTCAGCTAGAAGGTGGTGCTGGTGATTTAATGGGTCTTGAGATGGAAAATGCTCAGATCGACCACATTAAGGAAATAAATGAAGAGCTTCTAGCTTCTTCAGGTATGCTTGTAAGTGCAGGAGCAGCGACCACGTTCACTGTCCCAGCTTCTCAAGCCCATCACTTCAAGGTCGGTGATGCCGTTTCGATGAACAATGTCGGAACTGGGTATGACAGAACTTCTGGTTCTATCGTTTCTGCAGTAAACACAACGACTGGTGTAGTAACAGTTGCTACTGGTACTGCATGGGCCGATGGCGATACCGCCTTCACCTACTCCAGAGCTGGTTTCACTTCTATCGATGATATCGTCCAAGAAGATCAGGCAACTGCTGCGGGGACTGGTATGGGTGGTGCTGCTGCCGAAGTTCGAGCATACGACTTAACTTATAGTGATCGTGTTGCAGGCACTTGGAATGCAGCCGCACGAGCAGGTTGGAATGCTGGAGTAGGACGAGACTTAACTCTCCAACTTCTCGACAATACCATCCGAGATATTCGTATCAACGGTGGAGATCCGAAGCTCATTATTATGGGACACGATCAATACTTCCGTCTAGAGCGACTACTACAGTCTCAGCAGAGATATCTAGGATACGAAGAGTACCAAGTGGGTGTGGGGTCTGAAAAGACATTCCCAGGCACTCGAACTGGTATGAACGTAGCAACCTATCAAGGTATCCCTGTCCTAGCTGATCCTGATGTTCCACATTCGGTGGCATCAACTAGCGATACCGTTTTGGGTTCTAACATCTATATCCTAGACACGGATTATATCGAGATCGCAATTGCTCTACCTACTCAATACATTGAGAACCGTGACTACTTCGCAGCCAATGCTTTGGTTGTGAGGGGCCTGTTCTACACTTTGGGTGAACTGAGAGTCAAAAACATTTGGGTTCAAGGAGCAATCCGCGACCTTAATGAGTAAGTTAGCCTTCGAGTAGTATATTAAATAGAGTATCACCAGTATAATTATACTGGTGATACTCTATAGTAAATAATGTGGTGCGAAGTTGCTTAAAAGGCTTGGGCCACACAATCGAGAACATCAAGAAACTTAAGTTTCTTGGATTAAATGTTTAGATATAAAACATAAAAACAAGAAATAGAAAAAAGTTTTAAATATTGTGTGATAAAAAATTATGGGAGCATTAACAATAACAACCTCTGATAGAGGAATAATGGGGACTAAGAGATGGGTTCGAGGCTCATTTACCTTTTCAACTTCCTATGCTACAGGTGGAGAAACAGGGTTAACGG